TGTATAAATCTAAATATTCTTTTATAATTTTTCTATCACTGTAATAATTAGGAAATTTACTTTTGATATCTAAATATAGATAATTAAATTGATTAAAATCATATCTTTTATTATCAAAATCATTTGATGTATTAATTATTAAATTAATGATATTTGGATGGATTGGTTTAATAATCCCAATATTATTTAAAATAATATTGACATCATTTTCACTAATATTATTAGTGAAAATGAATGAAACATACTTATCATAGTTAATTCCATTAAGTGGACTATAAACTTCTTTAAAAAATGTTTTTATTAACTCATCTGATATAATACTTGATGTTGTTTTTTCATCTGATATAATATTTGATGCTGTTTGTTCATCAGAAGTGATTTTATGATTTGATATTTTATTTGAATTTTGTATAAATTTATAGATAATATATTTTGTTTTGTTCATTTAATTTTATAATGCAAAAAAATTTTAAATCAACTAAATCAATTAATCAACTAAATCAATTAATCAAATATTGTTTGAAATCATTATATGAGTCATATTGCAACAGTTTATTAATAATTATATCTAATAATATAATACCTCTACCACAATTCAGATAATTATTATAAAATTTTTCATTAAATAAAATATAATCATGGACCAACATAGTAATTTCTTTAATAGGTACATCATTTGAATTTAAATTGGGGAAAAATTTCTTATATATTCCATCAATAATTAAAGCTATTATACCAGACATTTGCGGAGTAGCCATAGAAGTTCCACTTTTTATGCTATATATGTTTTTATTATCCTCATTATTTCTTAATGAACATATATTATTACCAGCACTAAAACAATCAATATAAGTATTATTTTTGATAAAATCGATTGAAGTTGATGCAACTGAGCCAACACATAAAGAATATTCAAATATACCAGGATACATTATAGTTTGACAGCTCAAATAAAAACAGACATTTTCTATGTGCGTAAGCATATTGAAAATGTCTGGTTTTATGTAGTGATATTATGTAAAATGTCCGGATTTTACCGGACTTTTCTTAACAGCTCAAATAAATTCTTCTGGGAGACATGTCTTCCAGAAGAATTTATGTAGAGATATTAAGTAAAATGTCTGGATTTGTCCGGACTTTTTCTTAACATTTATTGTATAAATCATAATTTCCAGATGCAGCAACAACAATAGTACCATTTTCTTTTAGTTTATTAATAGCAATTTTATTAACATTATCAGTATCAATTTCAGTACCAATTGATAAATTAACAATTGGTATATAATTGCCTTTTGAATTCTCTTCCAATAACAGATCATATGCTTGTTTAAATAAGACAATTTGATTTAATTAGAGAATGTTTATAAATACCAGTATCAATTATACAAATTTGTACGTTTGATCCATCTAATTTATAACCAGTGGATTTTTTAAATATTTCCTTTGCTTCATTTATATTATGTATATTATACGCATAATTTTGTATAGGTTTATTCAAAAATTTAGATATCATTATAAATTAATATAATAGATAAATACAAGCAGCTGACATAAATGTCAACCATTCAAATAATCAGTTAAATATTTGTCCAAATCAGTTAAATATTTGTCCAAATCAGTTAAATATTTGTCCAAATCAGTTAAATATTTGTCTAAATTTGTTTTCATGGATAAATTTAACTTCTTCTTCTAAATTTTTAATCATTGAATCTATTTTATCAAGATCAGTAGCAGGAATAAATGATATTAATTGTTTTTCAAATAAGTATTCAAATGGTTTGAATATATAATAAAAATGCCATGGTAAGATGCTGGTTTTTGGTAATGATAATACAATTAAATTTTGTAAACTTGGAATCATATATGGATACGTATTATGAATTATTTTATAAAAATCAATAACTGATATATTTTTATTATCTAATTTTAAAAATGTACGATATAAATCATCATAAATATGTTCAGATTTACCTTTTTCCTGATACAATTTATCAAATTTTATATCAGATAATTTATCAATAATATGAAGAGGAATTTTTCTTTGAACATATGATTTTGAACCAAATCTTTTTTTCTTTTCAAATATATATTCAACTAAATCAATACAGTATGTATTAATATCAGCTGTATATAAATTTAATATATTTGCATCTGGATTATCTATATTTTGAATAGTTTTAAAATCAGACAATAGGGTTTCTTGATCTAATTTAGATTTTGATAAAATATTTTCAACAATGTGTGCATAAGATGAATAATTACCATGAATGATAATAGTACTTATATTAAGGGATTTTGCTAAACCACTTAACCAATGTAAAAGGTCATCTTCTTGTATTTTATTAGCCAAACCAGAAAAACGATGATAATAATTAACACTAATAATATTTCTAATTTCGACGATTAATTCGAATTCACCATTAGATGGATTTTGTATTATAAGATATATTTCATCACCTAAATATCTATTTTCTTCATCAGATTTTTGTAAAAAAAAGAATTTAGAATAAGTCTTATTTTGTGTAAGGAAATAGGCAGAAAATTTATACTTTGTTTGACCTATTTTCGAATAAAAAAATCTACGTAAATTTATCTTAGTTAGATTATTAAAAAAATTATACATTGCTTCAGAAGGATTTGTCCCATATGATTGTTTAAAAAAATCAATCTCTAAAATAAATTCATTTGACAAATCATAATCAGATGTATATAACTTAATATCATAACCAATAGTTTCAATATATTCAAATACATATTTTTTTATGATTTTTTTTTCTGCCAGCTTATTCCAATGAAAATATTTAAAATCATTATTAATACTAATGAGCTTTAATTTTGATGGTGGTAAAAGTACTTCTTGTTCATGTGGATAATTAGAATAAGATTCCATTAGTAAAGCAACACCAGGTATTCCTTTTTTTAATTTAATTTTTAATATAATAAATCCAAAAACATTATCTTTCATCGAATAAAATGGATTTCGAGTCGTTGATATAAAACTACGTTCATTGAAAATATCTCCTACTTTTAAACCATTTAAATAATCATCTGATTCAATAAATCTATAAACTTCATAATCTGAATCAAATGCAGGTGTTTTTTCAATAATTTTTAAAAAATTATTTACATGGGAATCTAATTCTGGATCAGCTACAGAATTTGTATTTCTTAAATAGTTATTAAAATAATGTGATCCAAATAATGAATAGTATTGAACATATGATTTCGCATTATTATATAAGATATATAACTGATTAAATATTAACATTTGAGTATTTATTTCATATTCTGATAGGTTTTTACAGATTTTTTTTAATTCTGAATCAGAATATGACCATGGTTTGTTTTTTGTATCTGAAACTAAATTTAAATTAAGAGCCATTGAAACTAATTCAGATTTTGTATAATAAGGACTTTGATAATTTTGATAAGGAAGATAAGATGGTTTTATACAAGAGGTTAATTCGCGACTTGTTGGATTAGTTTTAAGAAACACATCAGTAAATGTTTCTTTTAAAATTCCAAGATCAAAATTAGATAAAAAATTTATATTTTTATTAATTTTTCTCACATATTTATCCACCCATTCAGCATCTGGTAACTTAATATTTTGTAAATCTTTTATAGTATTTAAAAGTAGTTCTAAAATACGATTATCTGGAAATCTATAATTAAACATAGTCACCTTAATATAAACATCTTCTGCTGGAACCAAATAGATATTTTTTGTTGCATAATCAAATAGTGGAATTTTATATGATAATTTTGATAGATTATTTTTTTGATCTAATATAAAATTATCTAAGTTTTCAGTATCTGTTTGGATATCTGTTTGGGTATCTGTTTGGGTATCTGTTTGGGTATCTGTTTGGGTATTTTTTAGCAATCTTAATATGGATTGATCTGATTTTAATTGATCAATATTTATTAACATTGCTAAATTATTATATAATTCATCTATGACATCTATTTCATCAACAATTATAATATTATTTGATTTATTTTTTGGATAATATAAAACAAACTTCATCAAGTATATGATATATAAAATATGTCTGATTTATTTTTTATCCTAAATTAAATCCTAATTTATATTATTAATTTTTTTCTAATAAAGAATATTAATATAATATAAATGACAATTAAATATATTAAGTCCTTATTAGATAATAAATTAATCTATAAACAAAATTTTACAACTAGTAATACATTAATATATAGCCCATACAATGGAATCACCGATTCAGATGAAGACTATTATAATCATTTAAATAATATATTAAAATCAGGTCTATATTTAATAAAACACCATAATCAAAGCTATATTTTATTAATGAATAAATATATTTTTAAGATAAATAGAGAACAATTAATTATATTAAGTAGATTATTAAATTTTTTCAACAAAAGCAATGATGATCTAATAAATATTATTAATAATAAACTAACTTCAATGTGTTCAGATAGTACAATTTCAGATAATACTTTGCGTATATTTTCAGAAAAAGTATTATCTGATCAAATAATTAATAATAACTTAAATCTAAAACTAAATTCATTAAATTGTATTGGATTAAGTGATTCTAAATGTTGTTTTATTTTTTTATTATTTATAATTGATTGTTTAGTTGAATCATATAAATTTTTATCTATTAATTATCAAACTATAATTAGAAAAATATTAAATAATATTTTTGAATTAGATTTTGATAATGCAAAATTTTATATGTTTAACATATTATTTAATTTTAGATTTAATGATCAATCTATTGCAAAAATGATAGGAGAATTAGTATTTACAATTAATGAATTAAATTCTATCTAAGTTAATCAAAAATCTGCTAAATTATTCTGCTAAATTATTCTGCTAAATTATTCTGCTAAATTATAAAGAAATTATTTGCGGCCTTTATTTATTGATTTAGCAGATTTTGCTGAGTCTTTTGCTGAGTCTTTTGCTGAGTGTTTTACCATTACTTGTTCCAAATGCCTTATATGCTTTGCACTATAAGGTCCATCTGAGCGATCCTTTTTGGCGGAACGCTTGTCCATACGACGTGTATCAATTTTTGATTCCATTTAAATACTTTTTGACAAAAATATACATCAAAAAGCATTTAACAAACTAAATCTAATTCAATTTTTCTCATAATAAAAATTAACTTATCTAATTCCTCAAGTCAATTGTATAGAAAGTATAGAAAAAAATATTTTAGATATTATCGACTTGTTTAGTAAATTTCATATTTTTATTACAATTAATACATTTATTTTTAATAAGAAATACAATTCCTATTATACCACCTACAACAATTACAGATAAAATTACAATTAAAACTATTTCTAAAGTACTTAAATTAGGTTTGGGTGGATTGGGTGTGGGTGGGGGTGTGGGTTGAGGATTATCTATTGTGTTTGAATTTGTACAGTTAGATGTTATCCAAACCTTATTAGATGGATTTGTACAATTATATATGTCTGTTATTTTCTCATTATAACTTTCTAGTCTTATTGATTTGTCTTTAATTTCAGAAGATGGTTTATCAACAGTAAATGATAAAGCGTAGGTGTTGTTATTAAATTTCTCATATAAAGACTTCGGCATAGAGACTTTTCTTATTGCTGTTGATTCAAATGCTGCTTCACCAATAGATGTAAGACTTGGACCGAAGCTTATGCTTGTTAAAGATGTACAAGAATAAAATACAGCAGAATCAATCTTTTGAAGACTATCAGGAAGTGTAAGATTTCTTATTCCTGTTGAATAAAATGCTGCTGGACCAATAGATGTAAGATTTTGACCGAATTTTACACTTGTTAAATCTTTACAATTATAAAATGCTCCTGGACTAATCTCTTTCAGACTATCAGGAAGTGTAAGATTTCTTATTCCTGTCTGATAGAATGCTAGAGAACCAATAGATGTAAGATTTTGGCCGAAGCTTACACTTGTTAAAGATTTACATGAATCAAATGCTTCTTGACCAATATCTGTCAGACTATCAGGAAGTGTAAGATTTGTTATTCCTGTTGATTCAAATGCTGAAATACCAATAGATGTAAGACTTTGGCCGAATTTTACACTTGTTAGAGATTCACATAAATAAAATGCAGCAGAATCAATCTTTTGAAGACTATCAGGAAGTGTAAGATTTGTTATTCCTGTTGATACAAATGCTCCTTCACCAATAGATGTAAGACTTTGGCCGAAGCTTACAGTTGTTAAATCTTTACAATAATAAAATGCATAATCGCCAATCTTTGTAACATTTGAAAGATCTATATAACCATTTTTAATATACGTAGTATTACAACAGGGTGATTTATTATCAGGATTATAGATTATATCATTAATTTCACCCGACGTACAATCAGCGAAAATGAGTGGTAAAAAACTAGCTAATAAAAATAATATTTTGAATAAACTAAACATTTTTATATGTTTAGCTTTAGAGAAATTTCTCAGAAATTAGCTAATTTATTAGAAATTACTAATTGTATTGGATAAAAATTGAATTAGATTTAGTTTATTAAATAGTAGATATTATTGTCAAATATTTCTCATTATAAATGCCCAACAACTCAAATAATTCGTTTGCCTTGGAAGCTTTGTCTGAAGCAGAGAAGAGTCCATTGTCAAGAAAATATGGCGCAGTTCTTATTCATAATAATAAGATAATTTCCCGTGGTTTTAACTATTATAAGTCCAACATTACTAGTAATATAAAGTGTTGTCTTTTATGAGGCTAATAAATATACTGTACATGCTGAACAAGACTGTATTGCTAAATGCAAAAATAAGTCATTAATTAAAAATTCATATATGATTTTAGTCAAAATTACAAATGCTGACAATGTAAAACCATGTAATATGTGTCAACATATTATTGATAAATATAAGACAAGACGCGTTATCAGTTTTGTATTTGAAAAAACTGATAAATCATAAAAAATTATTTTATTGTACATTATAATTTATTGTACATGACATTCTTGACCGTTTCCTCCCATTCCGCCCATTCCACCCATTTGTGCTCCTCCAGAAGTAAACACT